CCAATAGAGATTGATGTCAGTGTAAGACGACGCGTTTCCGTTGTAAGTAGCAACTACGTGGTGTTTTTTTCCCGTGGTAAGAACAGTCGTGCCTTTAGCAATCAGTTTATTTATGACCCCGTTATCCCAAAGGGATAATGAGATTAACCCTCCTGTATCAACTGTTAGCCTCCACTCATAATTAGGGTTCTTCATTTTGCTAACGATTTCAAAGCCACTTGTCAGATCATCGATTTCGAACTCCGCAGCTAGACTGAAAGGTGAGTCGGTCGTGGAGTTACCGAAGGATAGCAGGTTAGTGTCAGCGACAGTATTAACCGAATCAGTGCCGTTATAGTAGCCTCCATTGCTAGGCTGTCGCGCACTGGTTCGGTCGTTGACATCTGCCGTTTGGAGGTAATCACCAGCAGTTGCAGCGGCAGCTTGGGTTGCTGATCCATCAAAAAGGTTGGCAACACCAGGCACCTTGTACCAGACACTGCCGTCATAGCGCAGGATGTCGCCGGCTGCGAGCGTAATACTGCCGGAACCGTAGTCCCTAGAGCCACCCACCGTTACCGTGTAGTAATCGGAGAGCGTGCCTGTGCCGTCAATGACAGTGGGTGTGTTGGTGGAAACGTTATGATCGCCTAAGTCGTTGCCGGTGGAGGCACCAGCAGGCAGACGGGAGACGGGGATCTTATTGGATCCGTCCAACTCACACAGCTTATAGGTGGTTGCGTCTCCGCTGAAAGTGCTCGCGAAGTCCGTCTTCAGGGATGAGCCGAGGATCTTCTGCGAATTGTTGGTTGCACCGTCCATCCCGAAGTAATCATCGGAATCGACGGTTGTTGCCGTTGTTGGCCAGTCTTTTAGTCTAGTGCTCATCTTACGTGGTAAAGGGATGTTTCGTTGCCAAGGTGGTCACAAACCGTGTTGCCCCTGTGGTCTGCCCAGTAGAAAATAATGTTGCTGGTGATTGTCTGCTGACCTGTGTCCGTGCAGACGATGCTGCCTAAGTGATCCACCCAATAGTCTTGCTCATCTGAAGCGGGTAGACCGTCCAGAAGAGTTGCTGAGCAAAGAAGTGGAGCCCTTGTTAAAAGCATTTAGTAAACGGTAATGTCGCCGTCGCCGGTCCAAGTCACAGAAGAGGCGTTGGTAGGGTAAAGCCCGATGATGCGAACAGTTGTTCTCAATCCAATCTCAGTAGACTTGTAATTGATGTTACAGAGTGCGCCACCTGTTCCATGGCCATACAGATACTTAATATCGCCTGTGTAGGTTGTGTCAGATCCATCCAGGTAGTCCTTCGGCTCCGGGAAAGGATCACCGTGCGAGCCGATTTCAATCTGCTGGGAACTCATCTGCCCAGGCACTTTGCCGTGTAGTGTTAATCCGCTCATCAGTATCCTGTTACTTTGTATCTTACGTCCTGCCCCTGGATGGTCTCCAGCTGGTTAACCTCCTGGTCCAGGGCTGCCTGCGCATCCCGTTCTGCTGGGTGCGACTTGTCCATCTGGCCGTCGTGCCGCAAGTAATCGGCATACGTGCCTCGGATTAAGAAATTTCGAAGCACATCTGGAAGCTCTACTAAGCTCCACTTACTTGGCTGTGCGTTCGGGCTGTTGTCGGTGGATCCATCACCGGTAATAGCCTCTAGGGCGGTGTAAAAGTTGCCCAAGTTGTTGTCGTAAGCCTGCTCACCTACTGCGTAATTGGTGCCGGTTGCTTTACTGTAAAGATTGCCGGTAAGACGTGGGTGCTGCTTTCTGTAATGCACCCAGACAGCCGTTAGCGTTGTGTCCAGCTGAATGCCGTTCTCAGATAAGAAGTAATCAACTGGAGTGCCGTCAGCGGCTGTCTTCGGGTTCTTATCCCAAACCTCAAAGACCGTTTCGATCTCGTTCTGGCCGCTCTGATTTAGGGCAACGTAATTGCCTTCAACACCGCCAGACTGGGTAACCGTTCGGCTTTCAATAACGCAAAGCTCTGGCCATCGGGCCTGGTTCCAGCCCAGTTTAAGCCGGTTGTTAACGAAGTCTCTTAGCAACCTCCACTGCACCTTGCCTGGTGCCACCTGGTTAACGCCGTCCAGATCCTGCTCAATGCCGGCAAGGTTCAGAACGTTGTCGTAGATTAGGCTGTAATCGACAGTTTTCACCTAGTCGCCGTAGCCAACAGTATTCCGCCTTCGGTCCTGCTTAGCGAAAAGCTCAGGGTTCTTCTGTTGCTGGTATTTGATGAAATCGGGGTCGCGCAGGATGTCTTTGTGTTCCTGGTGCATCCACTCCTTGGCGACGTTGCCAGGGATTTCATACTTCAGCTGACCGAGCCCTTTGATAGACCTGGATCCTTGGTTGCTACGAGCAATCTCTTGCGCTTCTCGCTCAGCCTGAGCATTGCGCTTCTCGTAGTTGGTGTAGTGCCGCTCGGCCCTCTGAGCTGCAACTTTCTCTAGTATGTTTTCCATAAGTTAAAGTGGTGGGGGACTGCGAATTCCCCCACCGTTCCAGGGAACCATCACAACCCAAGGCAGGGCTGTTTTGGTAATTATGCGAAGTCAGCCGAGTCGAACATCTGCAACAGGACGACAAGCTTACCAGCGTTCACAGTGCTGATGTCTTTGCCGCTCGTTGCCGTAAAGGTGATGTCGATGGTGTCGGCTGCCGTGTAGACGTAGTAGTTGCTGAGAGCGCCCGCCTTGTAGTCAACCTCGGTTGCGTCCACACAGACCTCCGTAGAGGTAAGGAAGCGGTTGGTTGAGCCACCATCCCCGACGATGTAAGCCAGAGAAGTAAGGGTTGCATCAGAACTGTCGAAGTCTGTCACCAAGCGGTGGAGGGCTTTGCCTACCACCATCCCGGCTGGGACAGATACCGTAAACGTCTGCGTATTCGTTGAGTTGGTGAAATCACCGTGCTCTACGACGATTTGATGGGTGAAGCCAGTTCTGGCCTGTGCTTCGTAGCCTAGTTTAGATGGTTGAATTGCCATGTCTTCAGATCCTCTTTCTTAGCTGAGTGCTGTGTTGAACTGTCCCAAACCAAGAGGATTCAGAATGCGAAGAGCGCACTTGGCTTCGATGTAAGTCCGCTCACCACCACCGAGGTTCGGTAGAGGTTTGACGGTTGGCTGTTTGAAGGAGGCAAGCTCCACCTTAGACATGTCCAGGAGGTAGCCTCGGCCCTTGTCGGTTGCGAACGTAGCAGGAGGGGCACCCGCTCCAATGAAGTTGGAGCTGACCACCTCAACGGTGCCGTAGTCGCCTTCGTAGACCGAAACAGAGTTCCGAACTCGGGCTCCACCACCATCGTAGTTGAACTGCCGGCTGAACTTGGCAGCGTCACTGTCTGCATACTGCGCAAACCGGGTCATATCGGTGATTCGTCGTCGAAGCGTAGAACCACAGACAAGGGCGTAACTGCCGCTCATACCAGTCTGGTCGTAGATTTCCTGGAAGAGAGTTTGGATGTCATCTTCGGTGATGTTCGCCGTTGCCGTGGTGACGATCTGGTTTGCGTTTGGTCGGTAAGCCTCGGGAACCTCATACAGCGTTTGAGCTGCAATGTTGGTTGTGTCCCGAATCCAGATACCCAACCCTCGTCCAAGCCGCGGGTTTTCTGCTCCGTCGTCTTCCTGGTGCTCTTGGTCAGAAAGGCAGGTTGCTTCGATGTCGCGGCCGATCTCTTCCAGCTTCTTAGCGATTGCTTCAGACATTTCATCGCCCTTCAAACCAGCCACATCAGACACCTCTTGTGCATCAGGGCTAACCTTCGCCGTTCGACGGTGGGTTTGCAGATAGGTGCGCAGCATTGCGCGGTTCTCTGCGTGGTTTTCGAAGGTGGAAACGTCGGTCCCATCAACAACACCGCCAAGCTTTGGGGGGTCGTATGCGTCCACCGTCCACTGCATAAAGGTATTGTGAGGCGTTCGGCCCTTCCTTACGCGAGAGGTAAACGGTGTTTGCTTTTCGTCTGTCCGAGTGATCAAATCCAGCACGTCTTCGCGCTTGTGGATCTGATTTCGTTCTAATAGTCCAGATGCCATGTATCAGTTGTTTCTAAACTGAGCAAATTATTGTTCTTGGTATGCGCCTGCCCGGATCAGTTCTGCTAAAGCGGCTCTTCCACCGCCTTCTCTAACCCGCTTGGCTGCTGCGTCAGCTTTTTCCTGGCTGGTAACCTTCCGAGGCTTCCCGCCTGCCGGCTTACCTGGTTGTGGAGTTGGTTGAGCTTTGGGTTTAGGGGCTGCCTTTTTCTGTGCTGCCTCTCGCTCCCGGATTGCACCGCCAACCATTCTGGCCAGCATAATTTTGTGCATCGGGATTTCCCTTAGCCGCAAGTCGCCAAACTTCTTTAGAACATCCTGTATAACAGCCCCGTTTTGGTCCTCGGGATCATTCACCCAAGGGTAAATTTGCTCGGCCTGAACATCCCATTGATTGGTCAACTCAATCCGTTTACGGGCCTGCGGCAGTTTGCTTCTCTGAAGCTCAACGGCTGCTAACTCCAGCTCATCTAAGAATTGCTCAGGGTCGTCAGGCTCCGCTCCAAACAGCTCTTTTAGGTTCTTAGAAACCTTTTCAGGGTCTCTTCCCAAAAGCTTCTGCTGTTGCTTCGCCCACAATTCATTCTGAATTGCTTCCTGCTCAACTCTTTCCAGCTCAGAGATCGATGTGATGTTCTGAATCTGGTTCTCAGGTGTAGCCGGTTTGCTTTCGCTTGCTTGCTTCAGCTGATCTTCCAGGCTCGCAATCTTCTCCTTCAGCTCCGACTTTTGCGCCGTTAGCTTATCGATCCGCTTTTGCTTGCCGTCAGGCTGTGGCTCAGGTTGCTCTTGCTCAGTTTCTAGGGCTTCCTGTTCCTCGGCCTCTGGTTGAGCTTCTTCCAGCTCAGTCTCAGCTTCCGCCTCCTCCGTCACTGCCTCATCCGGCTCAGGTGGAGCATCACTAGTCAGTAATTGCACTAGTGACAGTGAATCCAATGGGGCTTCCTCTACCGTGGAATCTTCGGTAGCAGTATCAACTTCTGTAGGCATGTGGTTTAACGTCTCACAAGTAGACAGACAGCGTGCTTAAAGGGGCGCGCAGAACCCATTAGTTTCCCTGGTAAGGTTAAGGTAGTGTATAGACACCTCAACTGTCAACGGAGGCAGGTTCAGCGTCTTCTGGGCGGGGTTTGTAGAGCGTTTCTAGGTGCTGCCGCATCTCTAAAACCATGCTCAATCTGCCTGCCTCAAACTGCCTACTGTCGGGAGTATGACGAGGGTCAGAGACTGCTTCCTGCTCGGTCTGAATGAAGCCCTCAATCAGCTTGTCTAATCCCCTTCTTACAGGGCTTACTTCCGGCAGTAATAGCGCGTCGCGCTCCTCGTCTGTTAGTTCAACTTCAACCATTTTGATTCACACCCAGCCGGCCCGTCATTGCATTCTGTTGCTGCATCACAGACATATTAAGGTTTTTCATATACGTCTGGACCAGCTCAACAAACTGCGGATCGGACTGCATCAGTTCCATATACTTCGGATTGTTGCCAATGATCTGATTGACAAACTGCGCTCTGATCTGGGCTGATGGGTCGTTTTCCCGCAGCTGCGGTTGATTACCCAAAGCCATCAAAGCGACAGTATTGTTCTCTTCTTCAAACATCTGCTGAGCGGCCTGCTTATTGTCCAGCAGGAGCTGCTCAGGGAAGGTTGGGTTGATAATCCGCAGCTGCATCTCTAGCAGCTTTCTGCGGTCAATCTGGCCAGCTAAGTCATTCGGTAAGACGATCTCAGAGATTGCCTTCAGCTGGTTGTTGGTAAACTCGCTGTCCAACTCCCTAATGTCGAAGGAGAGGCTGAAATTGTATTTCTTTGTGTCCTCTGGGATTGGTAATCCCGTGCCTGTTACCTCACCGAATTCCTTATCGTTGCCAAACTTCTGAACCAGCTCCCAGACGTTGTTAAGAATGGTGCCCTTAAAGCGCAGCCAGCGGCTGACGTGCATCTGGTTTTTAACCTGGGATTGAGCCGGATCAATTGCAGGATTCGGCACGCCGAAATACTCATCTGCACGTAGACGAACACTTTCGATGTTAGCCAAGGCAACATCCGGCCCCTTTTTCGGGGGCTCCATCCAGGTGATGTCTCCCGGTCTCTGCTCTGAGAGTTGTTTGCCTGGGCCAACACTAATGCGGTTGCCGTAGCGGTGAGGCACTTTCAGTGGCGGCAAGGTCTCTAGGTTGGAGCGGTCAAACACCATGTCGACCTGCCCTTTGATTTCCGTTTGCCACGTCCCGCAGATGTCGGGGATGCCTCGGGATTCCAACAGCTCTCTAGTTGTCCGTTCGCGGGTGAACACCTCAATCGGAATCCTGCCGCCCGCCTCTTTAACCAGCGTATGGCTGGCGTAGGAAGGCTCTCCCGTGTCATCGTTCTTGTGGTGAGGGCTGAAAACCGTCAGGTAAACACCAGGCCGGCCATGCTCATCCACCCGCCGAGAATAGGCATAGATGACTTCAACCATGTTCTGATGATCATTGGCAGAATCAACGGTCTGCTGGGCTGGGCTGATGCCTTCGTCGTTGTGGTTGATGTATCGGCCAGCAGTCGCTTTGACTTCCTCAACCCATTGCTCATCCCACTCATCGGTCTGCGCCCTATCTTCCAGCTCTGCTACAGTAAATGAATCCCGCCTGAAGACTACCCGCGCTCGGTGGATTTCTCTGGTCTCAGGCGGGAATAGGAGCTCGTAAAACGGCTTTAGGGTTACGATTTCCGGGTGGTCACAGACTATTTCCGGCATTTCAATTACAGTCTTCCCGTTAGTGCGAAGCTCCTTAAATTTCTTCCTAACCTCGGATACTTTGAACTGAGGGTTTGAGGTGGCAAAGATGTCTGCCAGCATGTCAGAGTTCTGATCAAAAGCAGCCACCATCTCTGCTGGATCCTCTACCCCCATCGACTTTGCCATTGATTCGATGGTCAGCTCCCGAGGGCTCATCTGCTGGGAACGCTTCCAGAGGGTGTGAACACCTGCCCATCCGTAGTGGGCTGCATACTGCTGAGCCAGCTCCAGCTCATCATCCCAGCTAGGGTTTAGCAGGGTGCTAACCAGCCAATTCATATACAGCTGGACAGCAGAGGCATTCTCTACGTCCTGGTATTCAGCCGGATTGACGTTCAGGGCACAGCGGTTGTCTGCCCCAGCCAGCAATGCCACGTAATGGTTGATGTAATTATCAACCAGGTGGATGCGGCTGTCGGAAGCACCTTCCCACGGGAAAACCTGCCTGCCGTAGTTTACGGCGTGCTTTCTACCGTCGGCTGCTTGGCCTTGCCAATAGGCGTAGCGGCTTTCGTCAGCCTCTCGGATGCGGTTGGTAACCCTGCGGTCCGAAAATGATCTGGTAAAATCTGTTACCAGCTCGGAGACGTTAGGGGCTGTTGATTCTAAGAGTTTATCTTCTGTCACAGGGCCTAGTAGTGGCCCCCGCCTTGGTCGTAGGATGTCCCTGGAGAGACGTGGAATGGATCCATGGTGATTAAGTAACGTAATGCATCGGCAGGGTCTTTACAAGCTCCCTTGTCCTTGTCTTCACCTGTCCACTCTCGCAGTGAGTAGATCAGATTGCCGCATTCTTCGCTGATGTAGAGCTTCGGCTCGTTTAGAACCGTTATCGGCTCTTCCATATTGTAAGACAACAGGTTGTTGATTGCCTGTACGCCTTCGTCGATTTCGGTGTGAGCTGCCGGAATAAAAACCATCCCCGGCTCGCTGAGGTTGTCTTCGGCATCTACCACGTCTTTGGCTAGGTGATCGATCAGGCTGTAGTTGCCTTCCTTGGCCGATAAGATTGGCGCTTTGCCTGCCCTCGGGTCGATGTAACGCACTAAAGGCTCCCGCTCACCCCTCTCCAGCTCGCGGATTAGCTTTCTGTATTGAGCTAGGTTGCGCCCGCAGTCTGCCTTTTGAGCTGACCCCGGTGAACCATCGGCTTTGCTGCTAGGAACCGCCCATTCGCCGTATCGGGCCAAGTTCGGCCATTCTCGGTAGACGAACATTCGGCCCAGGTTGTCCACCCGCAGCCAAACCATAAACCAGTTGCGATCTCCACCGGTCGGATCAACGCACATATAGTTGGTGCCCTCGGATGGGATCTGCTCAGGCTTAACAATGTGAGCATCCCCGAAGCGTGGGAACTTGCCGACAATCGGGTTCCTGACGTAGCCGTAGGCCCGGATTTCCTTCTCAGTAGATGTCTTGCCAGACAGGGCCGACTTTTTGAAGTGATCCCAACTGATGTAAGGGTTGTGCTCTGAGAAAAACCAAATGATTGCATCACCTGACCGAGTGCGACCAATGAATGGCATCCTGCCTTCCGGCATCACCCGCTTGTCGCAGGGAAGCCACTTAGTGACCACATGGCCGGCCATGGCGTGCTTAACCGTT